ACCATTAACTCGGTGAGCGGCGCTGCCACCGGCGATCTTCGACTGAGCCTGCCGGATCCAGTCACCTACGACGCCGCACTGGCCATCTGGCTCGACAACGCCACAAACCAGGCCAAGACCGCGGTGATCGGTAAAGCTGTCGGTGGTACGTCCTACGCCGCTCTGTACCACTACGACAACGGGGACTCGACCAGCCTGGCTGGGCAACTACAGGCAACCAGCCGCATCGTAATCTCCGGCACCTACTTCACCGCCTAAATGACCATCATCGGCTCCAGTCTCCAGCAGGGCATGACGGTGCTCCAGCAGATGCTGGGGGCGCCGATGTTCATCTGGGAAGGCTCGTCGATCCGGTGCATCCCGGCCATGGTCACCGATGCCAACACGCCGGTGCCCGGTGGATTCCAGGACAACGTAGCATCCCGGATCCTGGTCAAGTTTTCCGACTGGAAGACCTGGGACAGCACCCTGGTCACCATGGACACCACCCTTTACACCCTCGACCAGGGCACCGAGTTCTCCAGGCTACTCAAGGAGGACGGCTACTACCTGCTCCAGGAGAACACCGACCGCATCGCCCTGACCTTCTGCAAGCCCCGCCCGGTGGTCGGCAGGACCCTGGTCTATCAGGGACGCACCTTGCGGATCCTGTCCTGCCGTGTGGATGCCTCCGGCGCCTACTACAGCCTCGAACTAGGAGCGAAAACCCGGTGAGGCCTGTCGTCAACATGACGGTGGATTCCAGCCGCTTCGATGCGGCAATGAAGGCATACCTTCTGCAGACGAGCCGTGACCTTCACAAGGCGGTCAACAGCCGATTCTTTTACCTGATGGTCCGGCTGTTTGTCCTGGTGCCGCCTAAGAGCCCGGGCCAGGAGCGCCGCAGGATTGCTGACTACCTCGGCACCCCGCTGGGAAACATCAACCGAAAGTCCAAGAAGACCGGCAAACGCATCGGCAAGTCCCGACTGCTTCGCCGGGTACACCTGATCGCCCAGTCTAAGGAAGCCAAGGCCGGCCGCCGCGGCCTTTACGGTGAGGAGATGAAAGCGGCAGCCTCGGCCCTGATGCGGAAAGCTATCGGCTCAGTCGGTTACCTGCGCTCCGGTGTGGTGAAGATCATCCGGATCTACAACAAGGGCTTCACTCAGTTCCAGAGCCCGAAATGGAAGCCTCTATCGAAGCCTGCAGGCTACAAGGCGCCCAAGAAGACCAACGCCGCCCTAGTGTCATTGGCCAACCAGTACGGCCTTCCTGAGGAGAATGTAGCCGTGCACAAGGGCACCAAGGCCCGAGGCATTCAAGCGGTCCCAGGATTCAACCCGACAGCCTCGGTGGTCATGACCGCTGGCGTGGCCGACAACCAATACAACCGGGTGGCAACGATCTACAACCAGGCCATGCAGAGGGCCATGGACGACGAGCTGGCCGAGCTGACCAACCACATGACCGAGGCCATGCTGCAAAACGGCAAGGTGCTGGAAGACAACGGAATCTCCATCAAATGAACGCCGCCGCACTCAGAGCAGAGAAGGCTGTGGCCGACTACCTGGCAGCCGCCGACTGGTCGGCCTCCGGCGCCGGAACGCCCACCTGCCTCACGTCCTACAGCCGCGGCCTCTACGACGACCCCGACGAGCAGGACGTCATGCCCAACTTCCCGCGCCTAGTGGTCTCGACCAACTCGGCCAGGCCTGTGCAACGCACCGATCTGACCTGTGAGGTCGAGATTGCTGTCGAGCTTCAACTCTCGGCCGACGACACCGACGAGGCCGATGTCCTGACCACCGTGCAGGTGCTCGACAATCGGATCCTGCCGCTCTTTGACGAGTCCGGCGCCTCTGCCCTGGACGCGCCGCCAAACGACGTCAGCGGCCCGTTTACGGCCCAGTTCGCCGCCCCTCTGGACTTTGGGGCATCCTCAATCTCTAATCGGTCCAGGACGTTCACCAGGACCTTCACCCTTTACTGCAGCGCAACCATCTAACCTCAGACACCTATGGCTAACGTACACGGAAATAAATATCTCTTTGGATCACCGGCGACCTTGGCAATGTACGACGCCGCCGGCGCCCTCATTGTCACCGGCTACATCTCGCCCGAGATCGAAAGTTACGACATCACCGGCGAATGCGACACCGAGGAGGTGCGAAATAACAACGGCGAGGTGGTCGGCCACATCACCTACAACAACCGGCTGACCCTGACCGTCAATTTCGTTCCTGTTGGGACCAACGCCACCGCGGCCACCGCCCTTAACGAGCGCCTCTATGGCTGCTCTTTGCCCCAAGGTAATGGCACCGTGGCGATCAGCAACGCTCCAGTGATCAATGTCGCAGGTTACGCCGACGCTATCAACACCGGCAGCGGTGGCCGATGGATCTATGCCGGCGGTGGTTCGATCAAAACCACCCAGACCGGCAAAGCTACCGGAACGATCACCCTGAAGCGCTTCCCTGCCATCAGCGCTGCCGCGGCCACCAACCTGTGACCGCCTTGGCCGACATTCTGAACGCTACAGCCGAGCCCTGTCCTGTCGTGATGGGGCTCCGGCTGGTGCCGTATTCTGTCGGCCATTCTCTGGTGCTGCATCGTATTGGCTCGCCCTTGGCCCTTGGCGGCCCCGTAGAGCGTTCCAATCTCATGGAGGCTGTGTTGGTATGCTCCCAACCTGTCAGAGAGTCCCTGAAAGCAATCCACTCACCACTGCGAGGCCTGGCGATCTGGCTATGGGCAAAGAGAACCAAGCATCTTTCATTCGATGCCGAGTTCGAGAAGTGGAACGACTGGATGGCCAAGCAGTCGACGGCGCCGGAGATCCTAAGCAAACCCGGCAAGTCGAGGCCGTTGTCGATGCCTTGGCCTGAAAGAATGCTGGCCTGCTGCATGGACATCGGTCTCCGAGAGGATACCGTCTTGGCCATGCCAATCGGTGATGCCGAGCGCCTTGTCCTGGCTCGTGCGGAAACCCATGGAGATGTCGAGCTGTGGAGCCCGAAGGACGAGGCTCTATGGCATTGGATGAAGCAACAGGAAGCAATCAAGAACTGACACTATGGCCATCTTCTCTCTACTCGCCAAACTCGGCCTTGATGGCACCAACTTCGAGTCAGGCCTAAAGAGGTCTCAGTCGATGGCTAAAGGCGTCGGGCGTGAAATATCAGGCACCCTGGCTGGTATTTTTGCGGTGGATAAATTGGCGCAGTTCGGCCTGCAAGCAATAGAGACAGCCGGAAAGCTGCAGGATCTTTCCAACCAGTTAGGAGTCTCTGCCGAGTTTCTGCAGGAAATGAAGTTTGCCGCAGATCTTGGAGGCTCCAGCCTTGAGGAGGTTGCCGCGGCTCTTGAAAAGGTTACCATTGCACGAGGAAAGGCTCTTGGTGGAGATCAAGGCCTTCTTGATGCATTCGCCAGATTTGGAATTACCGCCCAAGAAATTAAGACGGCCAAGATTGAAGATATCTTCCTAAAGATCGGCAGCGCATTTGAAGGTGATGCCAACCCTCAAAATTTGATTGCTCCATTTCGGGAGTTGGCAGGCAAAAGCGCAGGCGCATTGATTCCAGCTATGGCTACAGGACTTGGAGAAGCAGCAAACCAAGCCCGGCGCCTTGGAGTTATTATGTCAAATGAGGTTATCACAGCAATGGATGAGGCAAACGACAGGATGGACATTCTAAAGGCAAAAGCCACTGCAGGCACTGGAACTATAATTGGAGGCATTATTCAGCCAATGCTGAATGGAATCGAGCATGTCTATTCTGCTGTTGAAGCCTTTTTCCTAGCGTCAGCAACTCCAGAAGGGGGCAAGGAGTTAAAGGCTATGGACAACATTAGGCACATGTTTTCCCAAGCCAAACAGGCGTTTGTTACTTCATACGAGCAGACAGATATCGACGAACAAGCTAAGAAGGAAGCCGACAAAAGAAGAACTGAAGCAAGGCGCCAAAGCCAGATTGAACCAGAAGGTGAGAAATTCAAAACAGTAATGGTATCGTCAGCCACCGGCGACCAACTCGCTCGCACTGGTGGGTTCACCGCTTTCCAGAGCAACATGGACCGCTACTTTGGCGCCGTGAAGACGCAGGCCCAGGACATCCGCGACATCAGCCGCAACACTCAACGCACGGCCGAGGCCGTCTCCGAATAACATGGCGACAATCCAACAAGGAAACGAGCTGGCAGCGTTTCCTGGCTACATCGAGGTCTCGAGATCCTACGACAACAGCGGCACGGGCCGCGTGCTTCAGCTTCAATTCAGGGGCCCAAAGGACGTTTTACGAATAGCCTCTGCGCAATGGGTTGCTATTGGTGCCAAGTATTCAATCCGAGAAGACGGACCGTATTCTGAAGCCACGGTAACTATTGGCGGAACCAACTACGACCCAGGCCTTGAGATTTACGAGCAGTCGACGCCGCAGCCAGGGGAAATCGCCGACATCCGCTACGAGTTCCGCACGGATTATGTCGACATTAGCGTTTTCGCTCTGCCTGCAGTAGCCAAAGAAGCTGACGCAACTGGGGATCCTGCCTTCTACAAGAAGACCATTGAAGATGCGGTAAGAAATGGCCAGAAGCTCGAAGATATTTCGCCGCTAGGAAACCTGCCAATTGCTCGACGGATCTCGGTCAAGCTGGCTCGCGGCGAGGAATCCTTCCCGGTGGCCCGGGTGAGTTTGACGCGCATTGCCACATTCTCTGGCAATCTAGGGCTGCCACAGGTTCCACAAGGCATACCGCCTGTCTACTATCCACTCTCGTTCATTCAGATCTGGAACCTTCCGTTTTCAGTTTCATCAATGCTGCCATCTGTTCCTGTTGATCCGATCACTGGACAGGTGCAGGCTCCATCCGGAACCGCGTGGGGCTGGAAGCAGACCAACTACTCGACCAGCCTCATCACTAAGACCAATCAGGTTGAGCAGAATATCTCATGGACGTTCGCCCCATACGATCTGGATATTTACCCATTCTTCTAACCTTAACCAATACCCACACCCACCTCTATGGCAGACGAAATTCAAATGACCGCCCGGCTGTACGCTTCCAAAAACGGAGCCTACCTGCCCTCAGTAACCTACACCAAGAGCGCCACCATGGTCGGCACCGACATGGGTAGCCAGACTCAGGTGATCGGCCTGACCGTCGAGGCTCTCGACGTGCCGGTCGACGTAAGCAGCCCCTACAAACT